TCGCGATCCTGCCCGGGCGCCCGACTGCGTCCATAGCTCTCATACGCTCCGATCCGCGTATCGACGGTCTGGACGCGGTTGACCTGGTGCCGGTCCAGTGCGGCGCGGTACCCGCCGAGTTGGGTCTGGCGCGAGATCTCGCCCGCCTGGCGAAGCTGGAGGATCTCACGCAATTCCTCACTGAGATTCTCGGCCGGCGTCTGGAGCGATTGGCGGAGGCTGTCGCCCTTACTGCGGAGCTGCATCTCGCGATCGCGTTGCTGCATCGCCCGCTGCTCTTGGGCCGTGAGGGCCTCCAGGCTCCGCGACAGCTTCAGGATCTCTTGGACGAGCCCTTCGTCCACGCCGGCTTTGCGGAGTCGATAGGCTTCTTTCTCACCGGCCGACTGGCCGAAGGTGTCGACCTCGCCGCGGAGCCGATCGCGGGACCCCGTATACAGATCGCTCTTGCGCTGGATGTCTGCCATGTCGGCCTTGTAGATCGCCGCCGCGCGTTTCTCAGCCTCATCGCGCATCAGTTTTTCAGCCGCGAGCGCCTTTTCACTGGCGTCGGCGGCGGCCTGCCATCGGGCCCGCTCGACCGCCGCGAGCCGCTCGGCGATCTGTAGGCTTCTCAGTTCGATCTGGGCGCCCTGGTTCGCCACGTCCAGATACGCTCGGGACGCATTGACCAATTCTTTGAGCACCGCGACTCGCTCGGGCCCCGTCTGACCGCGAGTCGCGAACTCGGCCTCCTGGGCGTCGCCGTAGCGCCCCAGTCTCCCGATCTCCCCCTGCTGGCCGGCGAGGTCTCGTTCCTCTCGCCGCATCTTCTCGGTGGAGAATTTCAGGACGGGCCGGATCGGCCCCAGCAACCCCATCTCGGCGAGTTCGGCCCCGGCGGTCTTGGCGCCCTCCTTGAAACTTTTCCAGTAGCTCGCCGTCGTATTGGCTAGTTTCTGATGCGCCTTCTCCGCGCCGTGGGCACTCTCCGTGACGAAATCGAGCCCTTCCTGGTATCCCTCCAGATTGTTCTGCAGCGCCATGATCGCGGCGATCGCCCGGCGGTTGGGGAAGACCGCCGCAAAATCCTCGGCCGTGGCCCCCGCCTCTTTCATCTGCCGGAGCGCGCCGATCAGTCCGATGGCCTTCAGCGTGGAGGTATTGAGTTCCACGCCGAATCGGCGGGCCACGATCACCGACTCCGCCGCCGGTTTCAGGAACACCGACAGCGCCGACTTCAGGGCGGTGACCGCCTTGTCGGGTGCCAGGCCAGCTCGCGTCATCTCGGCCACCGTCGCAAGCAGGTTTTCAATCGGCATGCCGGCGGCATTCGCGGTCGCCGCGACGTTGCCGATGTTCTGCGCCAGGTCCTCGTAGGTCATCACACCGCGTCGCACGGAGGCGAACATGAGATCATTGACACGATAGGCCTGCAGGGCCTCCAGGTTGTAGGATTTGAGAAGTGCGACGGTCCCCTTGGTGGCCGTGCCGGTATCGGTCATTCCTCCGACGGCCGCCCGACTGCTCGCGCGCAGGACCATCAGCGACTTACGGGCGTCGATCCCGGCCGACAGGATGTCGTACAGTCCTTTGGAGGTGCTTGCGGTCGAGTCGCCGGTGGCGATGCCGATATCCCGAAGCTCATCGCCCATCGCGTGGAGGCGTGGCATCATTTTATCGTCGAGCATGGTCGAGACATTGGCCATCTGCGTCTCGAACTCGACGGCCGCCCCGACCACAAATCGCAGACCGCGGTACATCGCGTAGAACCCGCCGGCGTACATAAACGCCTTGTGCATCCCCATCGTCGCGGCCTTGACCGCCTTGGTACGGGTCACGAACTTGGTCAGCCGACCGTCGACACTCCGGAACATCGCCCCGGAGAAATCCTTACCGCCGACGATGATCTCGATCTTTCTAACAGCCATCAGCCGCACCTCCGGAGCTGCTGCAGGGGAGAGGTGAGGGCTGCGCCAGGTGAGAGGTGAGAGGTGAGAGGTGAGGCTCCGCGTCTCCGCGTGCCTGGCCGTTCCTGTTGTTTCTGTTGCCGTTCACTCTCACCTCTACCCTCTACCCTCTAACCTGCTTCTCTCTGTCCCACCTCTCCGCCTCGATCGCTCCCGCTTCGGCCTGCACCAGGTGCCAGGCATCCAGCCAGACGGCCGGCTGATCGCCCTGTCCGCCTGCGACGGGCCAGAGTCCCTTGTCCGCCAGTCGGACGCTCCGGACCACGTCCAGGGCGTCCAGGATGCCAGGGACGTCTAGCGGGCAGCGAGTCAGCTCCCGCCGGCCGGATCCGCGGCAGTCGGGGCAGCTTCGGCTCCGCTTGCCTCGGCCGGGGACACGTCCGGACCCGCCGCATCGGGCGCACTGATAAACGTACGGCTCTCGTCGACTGGGGCGACGGGGACAAGAATCGTGCCGTCCGCCGGGGCAGGATCCGCATCCGCAGATCTGTCCGTGTGCGTAGCGGACGGCGAGTCGGAGTTTCCCGAGTCGTCGGCCTCCATCTCGTTCCCCTGCAGGAGTCCGAGCATCAGCTCGTGCGCCTCCTGGAACGTGAGGCACTCTTCGAGTCGGGCCGGCTCGAACGGGATCGGTTTGCCCTCCCGATCGGTCAGGTGCCAGTCCATCAAGTGGCGTCGGACCGCATCGAACACCGCGGCGACGATCTCACCGGTCTCGGCCTCGTCGGCGGTCTCGCTCTCTCGCCACGCGATGATGCGCAGCACGAGTTTTCGCAGTTCGTGCCGCGACTTTTCGGCGAGGATCGGGAACGCGAACCACGCCCGCTGATCCTTCGCGACGGCCTCGTCACGATCGGAGATCAGCGTGATCTCGATCGTCTCATTGATATTCAGTGCCAGGGGCATCTCTAGTCACCAGCCTTTCCGTTCACCAGGGGAAACAGGTGAGAGGTGAGAGGGTAGAGGTGAGGCTCCGCGTCTCCGCGAGCTCGCCCGTTTCGGTTGTTTCTGTTGCCGTTCACTCTCACCTCTACCCTCTAACCTGCTTCTCTAACCTCTCACCTCTAACCTCTACCCTCTAACCTGTCGTTCGTTGTTACGCGGGCGTAATGGTCAGTTCATCGTCGCCGGCGTCGCTATTGAGTGTCGGTACGCAGGTGACCGGATCGATCAGGATCCCGTCGCGATCCTCGTCGCCGATCTCCTTGTACTGGAGTGCCGGCGCGGCGATTGTGATGATGTTGCCAGCCGACGCTCCGATCGTCAGGATCAGTGCGACGGTCGTATGCGCCAGCAGTGCCGCGTGCAGACCGTGATTGGCGACGGTGGCGGCCTCGAAGTCGAGGGCGATCGACGGATCGCGATCGCCGACGAAGTAGTGCACGACTCCCGCGGCCGCGGTGATATCCGACCGCGGCATGACTTGCGACCCGGCATCGATCCGGACGGTACCGGTATAGGGCGCGGCGGCCGCGTCCAGCGTGTAGGTGCAGCTCGCCAGCCGAGGCGGGACGGTGGAGTTGCGCGTGGGCGTCGGCAGTGCCACGTCGGCGGGCGTGATCCAGACGCCGGACATCGTGAACGTGATCGAGACCGGCTTGCCGTACTCGCCCTCGATCTCGAACGTACCCGAGCATCCGGACAGCTTTTTGACCCGGCCGTCCTCATAGCTCCAGATCGAGCAGGTGTTCTGGCTGGCCGCGATCGACTGCGGCGAGTAGACGCCCGCCGACAGTTTCCAGCCACAGCACTGCATCATCACGGCCAGGCCGCCGTCGAGCCCGCCGTCGGACGCATCGCCGTCGCCGCGGAGTTCGCACTTACAGGTGAACTCGCCGGTGCGTTCGCCGACGACTCCCGTTCGATGCCCGGCCGAGACGCCGTGCGGTTTGCGATCGACGAACGGCGCGGTGATCTGGAGTCGGGGATCGAACGCATCGAGCGGCGTCGTGGGCGTGACACCCGTCCCGCGTTCGGTTTCCAGATCGACGAGCACGACTCGTCGTCGTCCACTGAGGGGTCCGCTGATTGCCATAGTCCTATACTCCTTCGTCGTATATGAGGTGAGAGGGGAGAGGTGAGAGGTGAGGCTCCGCGGATCCGCGAAGCTCGCCGTTTCTGCTGTTCACTCTCACCTCTAACCTCTAACCTGTGGAGCCGGCCGCCTGGCCGGCTACGCTTGTGTATACGGATCGTTCTCGGCCGTCCGGTAGACGACATCGAGTCGCACGCGGGCGGCTTCCCAGCCGACGTCGAGGGGCCGCAGAAAATCCCAGGCGGGCGGGTCGGTGCCAATCGCCAGCGTCGACCATTGCGGGTCGGCCATGACGGCCTTAACGATCTCGGCGACGGCGGTATTCAGCAGCCGATCGACCGGCGTGGTACTGTCCTGCGACGGGATACAGAACCACAGGATCACGAACGGCTGACGGACCGCGACGGCCGGGGGATTGCCCGGGCTTGAGAGCCCTTGCTCCCAGGTCGGATCGTCCTGGAACATCGCGATCGTCTGGTGTCGCGGGCTGAGGTCGCCGAGCAGTCCGTCGGGCCGATGGACCTCGACGGGCGTAATGCCCTCGGAGTCGATCGCCTCCAGCGCGGTCACGATCAGTTGGGCGATCTGTTCGATAATCGGGTAGCTCACGCGGCGCCTCCTGCCGAGAATCCCATGCCCTTTTGCCTCATAAAGACACTGATCTGGCGATCGACCTCGAAGTGTAGTTTCGCGGCCATCTCACGATCGAGCGTCGCGGCGGCGAGTCGCGGCAGTCCGTCCATCACAACCGGCACACTGGGGCCGTATCGCTCGACGATTTTTTCTTTGTTCTTCTTTTCCATCCGCGTACCGGCCTTGCGGAGCATGACGCCCTCATGGCCGGATCGCATCGTGGCCAGGAACGAATGCAGAATCTTCTTGCGACCGCCAGACCGGCGGATGCGGTAGCTCACGCCCTTCTGGGTCCGCCGGGCCTGGAACGTTCGCAGGGGCACACGCCGGCCGGAGATCGTAACCTTGGCGACCGGCGACGCTTTCCGGGCCCGCCGCAGGAACACGTTTCGCTTGCGGATATCCGTCTGCTTGATGGCGACCTCGCGAAAGATCGTTCGCACGATCTTGGCCCGTCCCGCGGTGGCGACTTTGTTGACCGCCCGCGACTGGATCGTCGGCAGGGCGCCCTTCACACCGCGCAGCAGCGTCTGGATGCTCGTGATCTGTTTCCGGTCGACGTGGAGCGTGGTCTGGATCAATGTGCACCCCCCAGAAGCAGGTGAGAGGTGAGAGGGCCAGGCTGCGCCAGGTGAGAGGTGAGAGGTGAGAGGTGAGGCTCCGCGTCTCCGCGAGCTCGCCCGTTTCGGTTGTTTCTGTTGCCGTTCACTCTCACCTCTACCCTCTAACCTGCTTCTCTAACCTCTAACCTGCTGTGGCTACCTGTCTGGTCACTTCGAGCGACCCGATCGCCAGTGTGATTTTTTTGCCCGTCGCGTCGTCGGCCGTGCTCGCGACGACCTGGTAGACGTGATTGTTGGGATCGCCGGGCGGGACCGGGGCGAGGGCGCCGGTCTGCGCGGCGGTCAGGACGAACGAGCAGACGACGGTGGTATCGGTTTGAGAAATCGTCCCGGTCGCATCCAGGACGAGCGTCCCACCGGCGGCGGCTTCGTACGCGGTTTCGGTCTGGACCTTGAGCGCGACGGTCACGCCGGCCCCGGACAGGTCCGGTCCGGAGTAGTTTGTCTTGGTGACCGTCAGCTCGTTCCCGGCGGGATAGTCATCCCCCGCGATCAGCGTGATCGTCCCATCGGCCGCGACGTGGGAGCGAACCGTAAACGCCGACGCCGCGATCATCGACGTCTTAGTCTCGATCGTCGCCAGGGCGACTTCCGCCAGCACGTCATCGCCCACATCGAAGCAGACGTCGCCGGAGTCGACGGCGTAGACGCGGTATCGCACGCCCGCCGTCCACGCGCCGGACGCCACGCTGACATCCCAGTCGGCGCTGCTGCTGTACGTGCCGTTCCCGCAGCTCGTCGCCGCGACCTGCCAGGCCGCGCCGTCCCACCACGATCCGGCGTGGGTTCCATCCTTGGCGCGCAGGTAGAACGCGACGGTTCCGCTGACCAGCGGCTGACCGTCCGCCCGCTTGAGCAGCGGCAGAGTCAGCACATTGGCTTGTCCGGCGATGGCTCGCTGCATGGCCTGCTCCTGCTCCTGACAAACTTCCGAACGCCTCTCTAGTCGAGCGTGACGTCGAGATCGCCCACGGCGAACTCCGCGGTGTCGCCGGTCGTGATCGACTTGCTCGTGCCGAGCGACCCGTGCGCCAGCATATTGCCGCCGGTACTGGCGTCGTAGAGCGCGAAGTGCGTGCATGTACCCCAGCTCGCCGTGGCGGCGGGGAACGTAACCGCGTTGGCGTTGGCCGTCGCGCCTCCGCTGGATACGTCCCAGTCGGCGGCGGCGGTCTCGACGCGGGCATAGCTGCCACCCGACGGCTCGGCGATCCCGCTGGCGTCGTCGGTCGGGTCGGCCGTACTCAGTGCCACGAAGATCGTCGGGGGCGTGTACGCCCCTTTGCCGAATACATGATCGAGGATCTCATCTTCCCAGTGGTTTCCGAAGCTGCCCATTTTTCCATGCTCCTATAGTTGCTTGCGAAGTAGTAGGAATGCAGCCGCCAGATTGAACGTCGCCCCGGCCGTCAGCAGGCCGGTCAGACTGGCCAGGGCGCCGACCTGTGCCGTCAGCCCGCGCACGCGGGCCAGGCTGGCATCGGCCCCGGCCGAGACTACAATCGACCCGGCCAGACCGCGCGTGCGGCTCATGGCGGCCGCGCCGGACGATTGGCCCGCCGTCGTACCGGTGAGCTGGCGGCGGACGGACAGCGACCCCTCCACGGAGGACTGGGCCGCCGCCGCAGCGGTGATCGGTTTGGATACGGACAGCGCCCCGGAGACTACCGCGACCGCGTCCGCCTGGCCCGTCAAGGGGGCGTAGCCGGCCACCGTCAGCCCACCGCTGACGGCAGACTGAGCCACCGCCGTGCCGGTGAGTTTCTTGGCCACCGTCAGCGAACCGCTCACGGCACTTTGGGCCGTCGCCTGGCCGGCGATCGTTCGCGTGGCCGACAGCGTGCCCGACGCTCCAGCCTGGCCCGCCGACGTACCGGTGATCGTGCGAGCCAGCGAGATCCCCCCACTCAGTACGGCCGTCGCCCCAGTACTGCCGGCAATCGTGCGCGTCAGCGATACGCTCCCGGAGACCGACGACTGCGCCGCGGTGCTGCCGTCGATATCGACAGTCGCGGCAGCCCCGGGATACAACACCACGCGCAGAGGCCGGGCAGGCCCCTGCTGGAATCGGCGGCGGTATACAAAATGGCGACGGCTCACAATTCCTCCCAGCAGATCCAGCCGGACATCTCGAACGCAGCGGCCGTGTTGCAGATCAGGGCAATGCCCTGGCTGACCTCGATCACGGGCCGCATCTCGGGTGTGTAGATCATCCCGAGCGGGCCGAGCTGCTCCCACTGGTAGCCGGCCAGAATAGCCGTCGACGTCGAGATCGTCGTGCCGACCGACAGGACAATGCCAGTGATCGCACCGTCGTCCTCGTCCAGCTTGACCTCGGTGACAGCCGCCCCGGAATTCGTGGCGCTGATCCGGTGCAGCGTCAGCTCCAGGAGTGTCGCCGCGATGGCGTCGGAACTGATCTCCCACCCATGCAGAACGATCTTATTCGACGCCGCCGCCATGAGCGACCACAGATCCTGCGTGGCATCCGATCCGACGGTTAGGCTGTTGAGCGGGGCTTGTACCATGCGTCCCATGATGTCACCTCAAGAGCAGGCTATTGTGGAATTTCGTGTTTGATCGAACGTGATACGGGAAGAATGCCACTCCCGTTTCGGTGCAGGTGACGTACCGGCTGTACCGATAACCCGCGTACGTGGCATGAGATGGTGCCGTGGCGGGCATTACCCCCGCCGAATACGTGGTACCCCACCCGTATCGGCGGGCGTAGCCGTCCGGTCGGTCGTACGGGATACGGAAATTCGCATTGCACATCATCGCCAGCCAGTAGTCTGCACCCGATGTGACCGCCGTGTTGGAGTTATCGAAGTTGGCGGACGACCAAGCACCGGCCGACGTGCTGAACTCGCCCGTGTTCACCAGCAGATTGTTCGGCGCCCCGCCGGAATCGTCGTAGACGCCGGCCGTCATTCCGGTCTCGACGTCTAGCGTGTAACAGTGGAACGAATCGAGCGTGCCGTCGCTGGTGGGCGATTCCGGGCCGTGCGAATCCCAATCGTTTGCCCCGCCGCCTCCGGTACTTCCCCCCACGGATGTGTAACCGAACGTCGGGTCCAGAGTCACCGGGTATGCCGCAGACAGTAGCCATGCCAGGGGCATGTAGACGACCAGTTCGGCCGGGTCCAGTGTCTCGCGGACGATCATCTTTGCCCAGCACGTCTCGCCCTTGGCGTCAATCAGTTGCGGGCGATAGAGGTGGCAGAACTTGCCCGTCTCGTAGTTGACCCGCTCCGTGCCGTCCGGGCGGAGATACTGGCCGCTCCGATGCCAATAGACGGCATACGAGCCCCGCACATTCTCCGGCCGGGTGTGCCCCCAGTCGATTTCCTCGGGACTCAGTTCTTCCGGTTGTCGCCACCATGCCAGGCCGGCGGGGAAGTCCAGGTCGAACGGGACGGGTACGCAGGTCTCGCCGTCGATCTCGACGCGCTCGTCGGGGAGATCAGCCTTGCCCGTCCACTGGACCTCCCATTCCAGGGAGCCGCCGAACCAGCGGTGGACCTCGCCGCTCTTGCGCCCCCTTCCAGAGGCCTTGGCGCGCACGCACTCGATCTCCAGTGCGTCGACGTCCCGCAGCGAACCGTGCACGTTCCGCCGCACCGTGCGGATGCGTTCGGCGGCCACGTCGGGCTCGACGTCGCGGGCGCGCACGTCGAGCCAGCATTCCGGCTGCCGGGCCGGATCGCCGAACCATCGCCATTTCTCGGCGCGGGCATGTGGACCGACGCGGTCGCCGAACTTCTCCGGCTTCCCGATCAGCACGTCGGCCCGGCCGGGAAGGTCGGACAGGGCGTAGCCTCGCCCCTGATGCTCGGGTCTGCGGCTCGCGTTGTTCGGTGTCTGGTTGTTCGCCAATTCTCAGTCCGCTTCTCTTTGTGGGCTTCGTGCTTCTTCGTGCCCTTTGTGATCGCCGCTTCTTCTGCTGCTTCTTCTTCTTCTTCTTCTTCTCAGTCCACGACCAGCGTGACGGTTTGTCCGTCGTCGTCGCCGGGATGGATTTTCAGTATCGTGCGTTCGGTTCGCGTGCGGCCGCGAATGAGTGCCACTTTGATCCGATCGCGGCCGGGGTGCAGATCGTTCACCACGTCGACACCGAGCAGCGGGTCATTCAGTACCGTGATCAGCATGCGAGCGCCTTGTGCCCCGGCCATCTCGACGTCCCCCTCGCGCTCGACCACCGCCTGCAGGTCGCGACTGCGTCCATCCAGGGGCACATAGACGACCGTCTCGGTCATTTCGAGCGTTTCGTATCGTGCCCAGATCGCTTTCCATCGTACGTTCGCCATCAGCCGGGCTCCCTCTGATGGGCGAGTAGTGTTTTGATATCGCCTTTGATTTCCCGGAGCATCTCACGTTGGTTTCTCAGGGCCTCTTCGCGGCCGGCGGAGGTCTGTTCGAGCTCGCGCACTCGCTCTTCATTTTGGGAGATCGCGTGTTCGTTATCGCTCTGGCCGCCGCGGGAGATCCCCAGGCCGCCGACGACGATCAGGGCCACCACACTGACGATCGCGGAGAACCATTTGAGATGTCGTCCGCCGCATCCCACGGGTGCTCTGAGCGTTCGCGTGGTCACACCGTCACCTCGATCCCGGCAGGAGTTTGTTCTTGCGAGGGCTGCGACAGGTGAGAGGGTAGAGGTGAGAGGTGAGGCTCCGCGTCTCCCCGTGCTCGCCCACTTCCATTGTTTCTGTCACTTCTCACTCTACCCTCTACCCTCTCACCTCTAACCTGCTGTCCTGTCCCCGCCAGCCCGTCTCCGCGATTGACCACCGTCACACCGATCTCGCCGAGCCGATCGCAGACGGTCCGCCAGATCCTCTGTTCGCGAGACCATCGCTCGGGATTGCGTTTCATGCGATCGTCCTGATGGCCGTCGAAATCGAGAGTGCGCGACGGGTAGCTGGCATCGGGCAGTCCGTGATCGGTCCCGTAGGTATCGATCGAGCGAACGAAGCAAGCGGCATAGGCCAGGGCGGTCGTCATGCCATAGACGGGCCATTCGGTGGTCGCCGGCAGCGCGGTCCCGAGCGAGTTCGGATCTCGCATCAGATCGCGATCGGCGAGCCAGCTTCCTCGGAGCATCCGGTGGAATTTGGGATTGGCCAGCATCTGTTTCCACTGATCGAGGATCGTGACGATCGGCCCCTGGAACCGTCCGACGGCCGCCTGCATCCCTTGCATGGACAGCGTGTGGGCGTCCAGCATCACCAGGTGCGTCGGTTTCAGTCCGGGCAGTGTGCAGGCCCGATTGACCGCGAGC